CCCAGTATACTGAGGTTCATTTAGATTTGATTGATGACACTCTTGTATTACGTTGTCCGTATAAAAAAGAATTTGTAACTCAATTTAAAAAGAATGAGATTGGTGCTCAATGGGATAGTGAATCTCGTTTCTGGTACGTGCAAGCCAGTACACATAATTTAAAAATAATTAACCAACAACTTATAAAGCACTATTCGCACATTAATTACTGTCAGCATTTAACTGATTTTTTTGATTCGCTTATTGAGTATAAAAATTGTAAATATTGGAATCCTACATACATGTATGTATCCTGTAACTTTATGATTGCATCAACAACTCAATGGTTAGATGAGGCAATAAAGGATATAACATTTGATGATAGTTTATATACATTATCGCAACTTGTTCGACACGGTGTTGAAATTGATAAATCAGTTATTGATTTGTGCAATACTAAATATGATCCCGTACTAGTAGATTTTGCAACTAAAACATATACTGAAACTGAGTTAAATGATTTAGATATTGTTTATAAATTAATAAATTCAGGAGTTGATTATGTTCTTTTATATTACAAACTATCCAGAGGTAGTTTTGTAAAACAAATAGTGGATTGTTTGACAAAGAATAATATACACTATCATATACATGAACAACATGATATAATGGTAGTTCCTTCGAGTACATACAAAAACCCTGTTATTATAACTGATAGAAATGTGAGTGAACAAGAAAAAGAAATTACAAAAATGTTTGCAAAAATAATCAAAACAGTTAACTCAAAACCTATAAACATAAAATGAAACAATGTAAATTAATAATTAAAGATGAAGTCAATGTAAAAATTGAAGGACTTGAGTTATCCGAGCGTAAAGCCTTGATGAAGAAATTTGAGTATGAGAAGCCAGGTGCGAGGTATTTGCCAAGTGTCCGATTAGGTCGGTGGAATGGTAAAATCAGTTTCTTTAGTCTAGGTGGTAGTAGCTATGTCAATCTATTACCTGAGATTCTTCCTGTACTTGACATGGCAGGATATGATATTGAGTTGGAAGACTTACGTGAATACAGCACAACATTCACGTTCAATGAAATTAAAGAGGATACGTTCAGTCAATATACTTGGCCTAAAGGTCATCCTAAAGAGGGTGAGTCTGTATTGTTCCGTGACTATCAGGTAAAGATTGTCAATGACTTTCTAGCAAACCCACAAGCATTGCAAGAAATTGCAACCGGCGCAGGCAAAACATTAATCACTGCCGCACTAAGTTATAGTGTGCAGAATTATGGTCGTAGTATTGTTATTGTTCCTAACAAGAGTTTAGTTGTACAAACAGAAGCAGATTATATTAACCTTGGATTAGATGTTGGTGTATATTTCGGAGACAGAAAAGAGTTCGGTAAGACACATACGATTTGCACATGGCAAAGTCTTAACAATATGCTTAAGAAAACAAAAGCAGACGAAGCAGAAGTTCCCATTGGTGAGTTCTTAGAAGGTGTAGTATGTGTCATGGTTGACGAGGTTCACATGGCTAAGGCGGATGCACTTAAAGAGTTATTGACAGGTGTCATGTCAAACATTCCGATTCGTTGGGGCTTGACTGGAACAATTCCTAAAGCAATTTTTGAAGCACAAGCAATTTATGTTAGTCTTGGCAATGTTATCAATAAACTAAGTGCAAGTGAGTTACAGGAACGAGGTGTACTTGCCCAATGTCATGTAAACATTGTACAATTACAAGATAGTGTAGAGTTTAGTAACTATCAAAGTGAGTTGAAACACTTGTTAGAAGATGCTAAAAGATTAGACACGATGGCTCAACTGATACTAAATATCAAGGAATCAGGAAATACCTTGGTTCTAGTTGACCGAGTCAACGCAGGAAAAGAATTAATAAGTAGATTGCCTGATGCGGTGTTTGTATCAGGCGGTACTAACATGACTGAACGAAAAGAGGAATACGATGAAATTGCCACCAGCACAAACAAAATCATTGTCGCAACTTACGGTGTGGCAGCGGTTGGTATTAACATACCACGAATATTCAACCTTGTTCTTATTGAACCTGGCAAGAGCTTTGTTAGAGTCATCCAAAGCATTGGTAGGGGTATTAGAAAAGCGGATGACAAGGATTTCGTCCAAATATGGGACCTCACAAGCTCCTGCAAATTTGCCAAAAGACATTTAACTCAACGCAAGACTTTCTATAAAGAGGCTAATTACCCTTTCGCTATAGAAAAGTTGACATACAAGTAAGAAAGTGTTATAATAAAAACATGAGAATTTTGACATTAGATAACATTTACTTTAATTTAGAAACTTTACCGGATGAAATTGATGACTTGAGATTTGCTATACTTGATAACAGTAACCCAGCAAATGTAGACTATCATTATATTCCTCTAATATTTTTAGAAAGTTTTAACAGCCCTGCACTAGTATTACGTATTGGTGATAGAACAATTAAAATGCCGGTAGACTGGCAAATATTGATTGGTGAACCAGAGGTAGGCGACTTAGAAACATTACCTTTAACAAGTATCAATGACAGGGGATTTAAAGCATTTGAGTTCAATCCATTAAGTGCATTTAGACCTAGTTTCCCTGATATTGAGATAGTAGATATATACCATGATGTAACTTGGTATGCACCTAGATTAAAGAATGGGCAATTTTTGTGTATTCCTATTGATGATGGTCCTAAACCAAGATGTGTATATTTTGTGAAGGAAATCAGTAGGAATTGTGAAATCGTTGATTACAATTTGTCTTGGTGATGGCAACAAAACCTAAAACATCCGCAGATGAAAAGTTTGAAAAACAAGACTTTGACTTGTTTGATGCACTTGCGGCATTAGACAAAAAAGATTACGGATACTTTGATAGATTGACAAGCGAACAACAGAAAAAGTTTGTTCCTTATATGATGACACATTGGATGAGTCAGGTCAAAGCCAATGGCGGTGTTCAAGAATATTATTTGCGTAGTGTAGATTATTATGCAAACCAACATTTGTTTAATGAAAATGTGCAAAAGCATCCTAAACTACAATGGTATATGTTATGTGCGGCAAGCCCTAGTATGGGCAAACAATTTCATCAATGGGTTCCGCATCTATCAAATAAAATATCACAATTAAAAGAAGTTCCTAAAGAGAAAGATGTGGCGGAGTATTACGCTAAGATTTATCCTAAGTCAGATGACGCTACTAAAAGATTGGCAAGTGAATTTGTTGATTTACAAAAGACAAAGGTATATCTAGCACAACAATATCCCGAATTAAAACATAGTGATATAGATTTATTAAGTCAGTTGGTAACCGACGAGGATATCCGTAAGTATGAAGAAGATAGAGGAAACTAAAACAGAATATGGTTGTGAGTTTTGCAACCGTAAGTTTGTGCGTGAAAAAACATTACTTACACATATTTGTGAGACAAAGAATCGTTGGCTAGACAAAGATAAAATTAGCAATCGTTTAGGCTATCAAAGTTTTTTACAATTTTACACAAAGCACACTACTGCAAAGAAACCTAAACCATATGAAGATTTTATCAAAAGTGCATACTATATTGCCTTTATCAAGTTTGGTAGTTTCTGTTCTAACGTCAACGTAGTTAATGTCAGTCGTTATGTAGATTGGTTATTGGGTGAGAATATCAAACTTGATAATTGGGCAACTGATAGTAACTATACTAAATTCCTTATTGAATATCTACGCAAAGAAGATCCATTCGATGCACTTGCTAGAAGTGTAACATACTGTGCTGAATTAGCAGAAAAAGATAACATTCAACCAAACGATGTTTTGCGATATGGAAACACTAATCGAATATGTTATGCTATAACAACGGGTAAAATAAGTCCATGGATGCTTTATTGTAGCAATAGTGGTGTCCAATTTTTAGAGACATTAAATCCAGATCATGTTAGAATGATATCTGATTATATAAATCCAGAACAATGGGCATTGAAGTTTCATCGTGAACCAGAACTTAAAGAACGAATTAAAGACACCCTTAAACAAGCAGGGTACTAAAATCACACTTTCATGGACTAAGGGTCGTGATAGTATTCCTATATGGAATGAAATATGTGCATGGACTATTGAGAAGTTTGGACTACCGGGTGATAAGTTTACTTGGCATCCAACAGAAAACTATATGATATTTGATTTTGTGGATGAACGTGATGCTATTCATTTTATGTTGAGGTGGGGATGACAATGCTACTAGAAGATAAAATAGCTGAATCAATAGCTAAAGAAATAGCTAAAGAAATAGACGATGGTATCATGTCAGACATTTTAGTAAAGAATGGATGGACTTCCGTAGAATTTTTTTATAAAGATAACTACCATGCAGTTGACGTAACTCATTGGTTGATGGAAAACTGTCCAGGTAAGTGGCGCAGATTAAATTCTTTCTATGTATTTGAAGATATAAGAGAAGCCGAATGGTTTATACTGAGATGGCTATGATTAAGAAAAGACAAATGACTAACAAGTTATATGGTTCCAATGGTGGCTGGGCGGCAAAGCGTAGTATAAATTATAGTGGTACAGAATATGTGTATGACATGCCTTATCATCAGATTGATCCTGTAATATCTCCGGATGAATGGAACAAAATGATTGCTTGGTGTGTATCTGTATTCGGACCCAGTGGTACACCGGGGGCGCCGGGTGTATGGACGCCGGGTGACAGGTGGTATGCTAACAATGCTAAGTTTTGGTTTAGAGAAAAAAAAGATTGCGAATGGTTTTTACTGAGATGGACCTAAATAAATTTAAGTATCGCACTGAACAATATTTTGGTAGCAAAAAGAAAATTTGCACTGTAAGTTGGAAAGGTCATGGAGAAGTTAACTCCGAAGAAATACGTGATTGGTGTATTCAAACCTTTGGTAAGAGTGGTTATCAGGAAGAAATCAATGATAGTTTATGGATTGACAACATAGAAAAAGATGAGATAATGCTATGTAGAGAAGAATACCTAACACTGTTTTTATTAAGATGGACCTGAACACAGAAGAAACATTCAATAAGACTTATGACCGTTTAATGAGAACAGGACGTTCACATACGGTCTGGGTTACCGCAAACAGGATCACAGAGACACAACAGTGGTGTCGTGCAAATTTAGGTAAAAGATGGAGTTTTGATAATAGAAATGGTGTATGGGGATGTTTCTGGGGTGGGCCGGAAAGAAAGTCAGAATACAGATTCAACTTTGCCAGAGAAGAAGATAAAATTTGGTTTATTTTGAGATGGCTATAACTATAAAACTTAAACAAGGATTAAGTTCGAAAGAAGAACAATGGCTAGCAAAGAATGTTGGCCGTAGAATGCATTACATTCACAACAGTATTGGTGGAGAGGGTTGGATTGCTAAACAAACTTGGGACCCGGGTGTAAGTACAAAACACTGGACTCTTACATTTGAGAATGAAAGTTATGCTAGTTTCTTTGTGATAATGTTCCCGCAATGATTGAAGTTAAAATGATTGGTATGTTGCCCGGACGAGCTATGGAAATAGTGCGTGAGTTACGTAGTACCGGACATGTTCAAGGTATTGATTATGATTTTGAATATCATAAGCCCGAAAACAATGACTGGAGTGCTGGAGAAGAGTATAATGAACGATATACAATATTTACATTCTATAAGGAATCATTAGCAACTTGGTTTGCACTGAAATATCAATAATGGCAATAATGAAACCATCAGGTACATTCATACCCTTACCAATCAATGAAGACCGAATAGAGTATGAGATATTTGACCGTACTTACATGAGTCGTGGTAACAGAAAATCATATGTATATGAATGTAAGAGTAAAAAAGAAGATCCAAGTGTAATTGTAAAATGGTGCAGACGTAATTTTGGTGAACGTGGTATGGGATGGGACTTTCTATTAACCTCAGGAAATGTTACACTTATAATCTGGGAAGATAAATTTAAAACTATGTACGAAATGTGGAAAGTATAGTATGGCAGATATAATGATTGATATTGAAAGCCTAGACACATCGCCTGATTGTGTTATACTTACTATCGGTGTAGTATTGTTTGATCCTAAAGGTCAAGGTATTATTGAACGATTAGAACTAAGACCAACGATAGAAGATCAAACAGAACTTTATAACAGAGTTATCAATGATGATACATTACGTTGGTGGGGAGAACAAAGTGAAGCCGCACAGGAAGAAGCATTAGGTGATAGAGATAGAGTATCATTTAAAGATTGTATGGATACACTTTATAAATGGTGTTGGAAATATAATAATGGTCATGTGTGGAGCAACGGTGCTAGTTTTGACATTGTTGTAATGGAAAGTGCATGGCGAAACTTTAAACAATTGCCACCTTGGAGTTTCTGGAACATTAGAGATACTAGAACTATCTATGATATTACCGGTGTTAAACTTAAGTCAGGCGGACATGTCACTAGTCACAAAGCAGTTGAAGATGCTGAACGTCAAGCAATTGTTGTACAGCAAGCATATGTTAAATTAATAAAAGCAGGATTGGTAGAACCTAGAAAATGAAAATTGGATTTAATTGCAGTAGTTTTGATTTGTTTCATGCAGGGCATGTAACAATGTTAAAGATGGAAAAAGAATTATGTGACTATTTGATAGTCGCATTACAAGTTGACCCTACAATTGACAGACCGGGTGCTAAAAACAAGCCATGTCAAAGCGTATATGAACGATACGTGCAATTGCAGGCATGTAAGTATGTGGATGAGATTTTGGTCTACTCAACTGAATATGATTTATTACAAATGCTTATGACCCAAACTATTAATATTCGTTTCCTAAGTGAAGAATATCTCAATAGAGATTTCACCGGAAAGAGATATTGTATTGACAATGGCATTGAATTGTATTATCATAAGAGACAACACAATTATAGTTCAAGTGAACTACGTAAACGAGTATATGAATTAGAAAAACAGAAAGATACAAGTGTAAACGGACCGGCTCAACATAGCCCAGAAATTATAGAAAGATACAAAGGACAGTTATGATTATATTAATAGGACATGGATATATCGGTAAAGCGATAAAAAAAGAATTAGAAACACAAAATTTAGAACACGTTTGGATTAGACATAATGATCCTATACCAGCCGGTAAACGAGCAATTATCAATGCTACTGGATTTACAGGAGTGCCTAACGTAGATGCTTGCGAGATTTATAAACAAGAAACAATTGATGGTAATGTGTTATATCCATTGTTCTTAGAACAAACAGAAAAATGTCCTATTGTACATATTTCTAGTGGCTGTGTATACACGGGTTATGAAAAGCATTATAGTGAATCTGATGAACCTAATTTCAATTTTAATAATGGTAGTTTCTATAGCGGTAGTAAAGCACTAGAACAAAAACTATTAGAACCCTATATGAATAAGAGTTATCTGTTGCGTATTCGTATGCCTTTTAGCGATGACCATGATCCTAAAAATCTATTCAGTAAGTTAGCACGTTATGAAAAACTAATTGACTATGAAAACAGTTTGAGTTATGTTCCTGATGTAGCTAAAGTTGCAGTAGAGTTTGCAAACAATCATAAAACAATTCCTAAAGGATTATACAATGTTTGTAATCCAGGTTCAACCACTACTAAACAATTAGCAGATATGCTTGGTTTTGATAAAGAATGGTTTACTAAAGAAGAATTTATAAAAGCAGTAGTGGCACCTCGTAGCAACTGTGTATTAAACACTGTTAAATTGCAATCAACATTTCCCATACAAAGTCTTGAATCTGCATTAAATAATTGCATTCCTAAATATAATGAAATTTAATTCAGACATTGACATTGATTTCGGGGACAGAGAAAAGATATTGCAACATATCAAATATATTCCCGCCTCTATGCGTAATGTCAAGCCTATTCGCAAACATGCAACAGGAATATATGTAACTGATATACCGTATGATAGTATCAATGACATGGCTAATATTGATTATACTGAAGCAGAGAAGCGTGGATATCTTAAACTAGACTTTTTGAATGTGCATGTATATGACAAGGTGCGTGATGAAATGCACTTAATTGAATTGATGCGTGAACCTAATTGGGACAAACTAAAGGATAAACTGTTTGTAGAACAATTGATTCACGTTAGCAATCATTATGCTAGTATGCAAAAGATGCCAGAACCAATTGACAGCATGACCAGATTAGCTATGTTCTTAGCAGTGATTCGTCCGGGAAAGAAGCATTTGATTGGACTACCCTGGGTTGATGTTAATAAGACTGTTTGGGATAAGAATGATGACGGGTATAGTTTTAAGAAAAGTCACAGTCTTGCGTATGCACAACTAGTGGTAGTGCATATGAATCTACTTGCAGAATCAGGGCATTCTCTTAACGAGGGTGATTGATTTTCTTTTTGATTTGCGCTTGTTTAATTCTAGCATACTACATATTGGACCGTGAATTATAGTTAAACTCTTGTTATTGAAAGTCCTAAGATAGGGCTTGAACGGTCCCCAATCTTCTTTAAGAAACATGTTGATTGGGATTAGTCTGTTACTTTCCCACCACCAAGTGTCTCCTAATTCTAAGAATCTTTCACGAAGTTCACCATGTATGATAGATCCATAATCATATATAGTGGTCACAACATCATCCCTGTTTTGAACAATACCAACATAATCTTGCCCGGCGTATGAGCAAACCGTGATAAAGGGATGATTTTCTGTTAGTTTTTTAAAGAAATCGTTGCTAATCATTTTTATTATATACGGTTTATTTATCAAAAGTACTTGCCCAATATATTTTTATAAATAAGATATAGGAGCAAATTTATCGTGTATTCAACAAGTGTTTATTATTTCACCCCCAGACAAATTGTTGTGTATTTTAGCGGTAATTCAGCCAGGAGGTATCAACTAGTGTATGCAAAGAACCTAAGACTTAATAAAGGCGTAGATAACAAGCTACAGTTTCAATTCTTAAATCAGGAACAAAAGGCTGTAAACATTACCAGCAGAGAAATCATTTTTAGATTAATTAGTTATAATGGTGAAGAAATTATCCTAGAGAAACTACTAACTCTTACACTAGCATTGAACGGATTGTGCGAGGTCATTATATCTCCTGTAGAATTAGAAGATATTGATACTCAATATTGCTACTATACACTAGAAATGGCTGAAAATGGATATAAC